GAATTTGGTGTGATATCCATTTGTCTCTCCATTGAATACACAACAATCTTACAACAAGTCGATCAAAAATTCAAGGTAAATGATTGTTGTTACAAAAATACAACACTATTTACGATTTCGTTGTATCTTTTTGATAATTTTTACTTGCTTTTTCTTTGCCATTTGTAATGCTACTGGCTTAACATAATTGGTAAAACGTATACCATTCAAGTGGTCTAGTTCATGTAAGAAACATAAAGCACTTACGCCTTGAAGTTTACCCTCTTTAACCACACCAAACTCATCTATATATTCTACATCAATCCACTCAGGTCTTTCGATACCAAGAAACAATCCAGGATACGACAGGCATCCTTCCTTAGTTTTTATTTTTGTTTCTGATTGGTTTACTACTTTAGGATTGATACATGTTATTTGAAATTCATCTGTTCCTATAACAAACATTCTTTCCGAGACACCACATTGATTAGCAGACAGACCTAGACCAGCATATAGTTTCATGGTCATTCGCATACGCTTGGCTAATGTAACCAATGCTGGATTGGGAAATTCACCTTTGTATTCTGGCATAACTTTCTGAAGCAATGGGAAGTCTTCACCATAGATTGGTAACTGTTCAATCTTTTCGGTTGTCTGTATACCTGCACTGGTATCAATCGTTAATATCTCACTCATTTTACCACCTTTGAAAAGTTCTTTACCTTTTGAAATTTAATAACATTTGTAAACTTATCCTGTAGGATATCACCCTTATGACTAATCACAAATAAATTTACATCTTCTAATGAATGTAGAATGCCCATCAGTTTTTCTGTTCCTGTGGTATCTAAAGATGAATCAAACACTTCATCCAGTATCAATAAATTAGTGCTGGATGAGTTCTTTAGTTTTGCAACTGCTCTCCATGTCAGCATCAATGCCATATCAATACGTTGCTTCTCACCCTCAGAAAAATTATGATATGAGAAATCATCTCGATGTCTGGACTTGATTGTTTCCTTAAACGATTCATCCAGATTAAAGTTAACAAAGAAATCCATCGATGACAAGTACATGTTGATCAACTTATTAATTACTGGTAAGTATTGTTTGATGATCTTGGTTTTAATTCCAGTATCTTTCAACAGGACAGCGGCTGCATCAAAGTATGACTTCTCATCTCTCAGAAGAATTAGTTCATTAGCAATAACTACTATCTGTTCCTTCAACTCTTCAAGTTCTTTTGCTGCATTCTCATCTTTGATTTGTTCTTGCTGTAAGAGTTCAAGTTGTTTAGTCAGTGTGTTGATAGCATTACTAAGACCAGTAATAGAAGTATTAGTAACTGCCAATTTAGTGCGAAGATCATATAGCTTTTCCTCTTGCTGATCCAATACATCAAATAAACTTTCCTGTTCTTTTAGTTTGTCTTGGAGTTCTCGTTGTCCCGTCGATAGTTCCAACTCTTTACCGGACAGTCGCTGAAACTCCCCTTCCTTAAACTCCACGGTAATGGCTTGCCTACACGTTGGGCAATCCTCATTGTGTTCAAAGAAATGTTTATCCACTCCCACTTTAGATATTTTTTCCTCAATTTGAGATTCAATTTTTCTAAACGATTTGATCTTCGCATCAACTTTATTTTTCTCTGCCACGGAAACGGTAAGTTCTTCAACCTGTTTTCCCAAGACAACAGCCGATTCATGTAAGGTTTGTAAGGCTTTCTTCTGACTATCAATCTGATCAACATGGTCTTTTACCCTCACTTCAATACTTTGATTGGTGTTATCGAAATGTTCTTTCTTTATATCATATCTTTGTTTAAGAAGTTCCAGTTCATTCTTCTTGATAATCGTGTTATCTTTATTGCCTGATGACCTAGACTTCACCAGACTATTCATACTGGAAAAGATTTGAATGTCTAGCAGGTCTTCGATGATTGCTCTACGATCACCAGCAGACAACTGCATGAATGGAACAAACGATGCTGAACCTAGAATAACAATCTGAGTAAACGATTTAAAGTCTAGCTTGATAATGAATCGTTCAAGATATTCTTGATAGTCTTTTGTGGCTGCATCCTGATTTAACAGAACACCATCCTGATAAATTTGAAAGATGTTTGGTTTGATACCACGAATAATTTTAAAGTTCTTAATGCCAACTTCAAACTCTACCTCTACCAAACATTCTTTATTATTGATTGAGTTCAGTAGTGTGGGCTTATTAATATTACGAAATGCTTTACCAAATAAAGCAAAACACAATGCATCGAGCATCGTTGATTTACCAGAACCATTTGCTCCAACTACCAATGTGTTTGGATTGGCATCTAGTTTGGTTTCAATCCAATAGTTACCCGTCGAAAGCATGTTCTTCCAACGTAATGTTTTAAATTTTATCATTCAGAATCATCATGGTTTATAGCTTCAACATATATTTCACGCATCAATGTTTTCAGCTTTTCATTCTCAACAGGTAGTTTGAGATTGTCAATGTATTTGGAAAGGATAGTTATAGTATCTTCTGCCTGATCAATAATGTCCTGATCATTGGTTTCAGAATCCTCACTGAAGTCTTCTACAATAGTGATGTCTGTAACATCGGCTTTGTATAAACTTTCAATTACAAAATCAAATAGGAATGGATTTATTTTATCTACGACAATAACTTTGACATAACAATCTTTGTATACACTGTAATCAAAAGTGCGCCACTGTTCGGCTATGTTTTCCAGACTATCATTGTAGTTAATCTTACGGAAAATTCTATGGGGGTTACGGAAGAATTCTAGTTCACGGGTATTTAAATCGAAGATATGAAATCCACGCATGTCATCGTAATCAGACCAAGTGATTTCACCAGGCGTACCAACATAGTAGATATGTCCGTCACTGGAACGATGATGGAAGTGTCCAGTAAGAACCATATCATACTTTGATAACAGTGTACGATCTAAACCTTCATGACAAATAACGCCTCGTTCCATTTCAAATCCAGCAATTTCAAAATGACCGAAACAAATCTCTGAACGACTTTGTTTTACTTTATCAAAGATTTCAGCTTCGTTACTATCACATAGCCAAGGGATAATATCAACATTAATCCCGTCAAAATCAACTGTATTAAAAGAATTATGTACAGTAACGTTACCATATTCCCCTAGTAATAGTTCTGAAGAGTTAACCTCTAATGTATTCTTAAAAGCAATATCATGATTACCTAAAAGAGTTATCAGTTTGATATCATATTCTTTAAGCTTGTCAAAAAAGTATTTTCTAGCTAAGTGTAAAGAATTGAAGTTGATATACTTACGGCGATCAAACAAATCACCTAGTTGAACAACAGTCTTAATGTCATTCTTTAATAGATGTGGGAAGAAAGTTTCCGTATAGAACTTCTCATAGTATTTATGGAAATCCAACGAGTCATTTCGCATTCCAAAATGCGTATCACCAAGAATAGCTATTTTCATTCTGCTATTCTACATCATCTTGGATAAAGTTTTCAAGTCCTTTTACGGCTTTTATTTTCTTTTTCTTTTTGTTCTCTTCAAAGTTAAAGATAAACTCAGAGATGTTGTCATAAAGTTCAAACTGTTTCATATTGCCGTTCTCATCTTCATACATCTCTCCCTCATCCAATAGACCAAACTGTTGAGTTGCCTTATACTTTACGTATAATTGTTTCTTCTCCTTCATAATCCTACGGAGAAAGGCATAGTATATAATTTGGGTAAAGTAGGCAAAAGGATTCTTGCTTTTACTTGGATCAAAGTTACGGAAGTACATGATGCAGTTCTCGACCCCATCAGAAATCATCTCATCACGGTAAGTGTAGGAAATGAAGTTGGGTTTCCGCGATAGATGTTCCGCTATCTTTAGAAAGCATTCTCCAATGTAGTTGGGAATCTTTGGGTCGGGTAGGTTTTCCGTTTTTGCTTTAATGCAATCATCCTTGTATTGGATAAGTGCTACTAGAAAGTCAGCGTTGTTTACATAATGATTAGATGCCATTGTTTACCTTTTTTGTCTGCCTATTGACAACCTTTCGACGAGTTGATAAAATGCTTTTGTTCCAAATGAAAATGGATTTATATATTACCGTATATGTTATTCTTAATCATCTTATAACCTTTCAGTAACTCTTCAATACCAAAATCAAGATCG